CTTACCAAGCGTGAGAGACTTTCCGTGACGTGGTGGAAGATTTAAAACTAAAACATCATGTTCATCATCATTTAGAAATGACTGAAACTCTTCACACATCGTCACTAAATAAGCCCTATCTCGTTTATAAAAGCTTGGCATGATGAGATTACAGTAATCAAAGAAAAAGCGCTTAGACAGCTCAATTTTAGCTCCTAGCACTATTTTATCCATCACGACTCGCCAACTTTCTAAGCTCTTCGGTTGATAAGTCTACAAAAGGATTGGTTTTGACTGATCCAGATAACTCAACTTTGCTTGTATAATCGCCATCCATTTTATTGAGAGTATCAATTGCTTTAATCATGTCAGCTTCTTTTTCAGCGTTTTTAGCTATCTCTGATAGAGTGACCATTCGCTCTTTACGAGTCATTATAGCAGCATCTTGAGCTTCCTCCTGAAGTTCTTTATACCTACCCAAAACCTCACTGACTTTTATTAATTCACTTGCTCTACTATCAACTGTATTGTCTTTCCATCTTTTTGCTTTAGGGAACGATTCACGATAAGAAAGTCTTTGACTCATGCCAGAAATTAGGCATTGAACGAACTTTTCATGTCTTGCATTTTCTAATACTGGCATTTAATCTCCTTTCCAACAATAAAAGGCTGCCCATTGGACAACCTGTAATAAAATAGCAAGTCAGGGAGTCGAACCCTAACAAGCTTATGAAGCAAATTCAAACCGATACTTATGATATTTGTGCTTTTGCCTTTTACTTCATAATACAAGTATATCAGCAAAAACGAGGAGCAACACTCCAATTTCGTGCCTTTTTCGTGTCGTTTTTATCCCAATTTGACCCATGCTTTCAAATGAAATAGCCAATATGAGGGTTTATATCTTTTCTGAATCGGTAGTAAATAAACTTCGCTTTCTTTTCTGAAATCTCAATACCTTCATTATCAAGTTCCATCATTACTCTGTACCATGTAAAGCCACCGTAACCACAGTGTTTTAGCTTGATTATTTCTTTTTCCTCCTTAATTAAAGGTTCGTACCACAAGCTGAATTGGTACATCAGGTCTTTGAGTTTGATGTATTCCTCATCATTTTCAAGTGCTTCTTTATTTAAGACGTGACTTTCAGGTTCCGAACCACCAGAATAAGCTGTACGAATGCCTAAGTTATCTACTTTTTGCTTATAAAGATATCTGCTTTCAATTGATTTTATTCTGGCTTCAAGTCTGCCATTTACGTAATCTCCAATAATTCTATCTAACTTATCTGCCATTCATCAAAATCTCCTTTTGTGGTATAATTAAGTTAGAAATTCAGTTGCCGAAGCCCATTGCAGTGGGCTTTTTTGTTTACCATAAAATCTGAATGAATGATTTATAAGTCTTAATTCCTAAAAAATTCTCTCCGTGAATTTCTCTAAATGCTATGCTAAAACCATCACCGAGCTTTTCTTTTAAAAGGGAAGTTGTTTCTTTATTTCCTAGTCTCAACCTTAAATAACTATCATACTGATCGCTTACTTGAATTCTAAAACCTGTGTATCCTTTTTCGGCTGAAATTCTGATATTATTTTCTAAATTTGCTTTTTTGTACCATCTCTCAAACCATTTTTCATGCGATTCTTTTTGAGATGATTTAATTTCATCAATTAATGTCATTTTCTCCTCCAGTTGAGTTTAGCGAGTTCCTAGCTCAGTATGATATAATATAACTGACCGAAAGTAATATAATAAGTCGTTGTAAATCGTATTTCGCTCAAGCTTGGTCAGCTTGGGTTTTTTTTGCGTTCAATCCATGTGTTTATCAAGCCATTTTTCAGCTTCTGTCATTCTATTACTTTCTTTTCTAAAACTGTATTATTTATTTTTTGTTCATCCTCGGAAATCAGCCAGTCTTTCAATTCTCTTGCTTCATCGATTGTTTCTTTGCCGAGACCTTCAAAAGCCATCCATTTATTATCATTATTTTTTTCTACAAAATATTTTGTTTCACCCCCTAAAGTTTTACCTTTGACAATTCTATAAACTTCTTTATGCAAATTCTTGTAAATTTCATCAGTGTCATTGGTATTTTGAATATCTTCAATTTTTTTAGCTACAAGTAAATCTAAAGCCAGCTTCATGAGTGCGCCACCTATTAAAGCTACAAGCGTAAAAAATACATAATCTAGTAAATTCATTCAATCCTCCCCAAACACGTTATCTGACTCGTCAAGGTCTGAGCGGTTGAAATCTTTTTCTGTTTTATCACATTTTCGACAAGTTCTATTTTTTTTATTTACCCAAACATGCCAATCATGATTAAAACAGAATAACTGCTTTAATTTTCTTAAAATACGATATTTTAATGGTTCATTCATTTTATTTTCTCCTTTTTATGCCCGAACAGCTTACACAAAAGTTTCATTGGTTGTCCTCCTCGTTTTTAACAATCACTTGAGCATTAGATAAAATCGGCCTTTTCCATTCAAGTTCGTCATTAAATGACCAAATATTTATTGCCCCGTTTGGACTCACATCAATATTTAAATCTTTTGGCATAACATCCATCCCACAAAAACCAAAGTTTATAACATCAGAACATCGTCCTATGGATTTGCATTCTCCATTATTTACATAGCCAACTTCTAACATTTTGAACCCACTATCGTGTATCTCATTTATTGGTTTAATATATAGTGATTTTCTTTCGTACATTCAATCCCTCCCCACCAGTCATTGACCAGCGATATTAGTTTGTCGGTATTTCTCCATAACTCTTGGATACTTTTCTATAAATTTTAATTGTTCTTGATGTAAACGATCGGACCAGTGGAAAAGTCTATCAATTTCTGCTAAAGCGCTCAACTTTTGGTAGATCTCTTTAATGTAAAACTCTGCATTTCCTACTGATTTCCAATATGCTGATGTTCTGACAGAGTTCCCATTTTCAGCAAGTTTATGTGCGTTACTATCCGCATTTTCTTTTTTCGTCATCAGATTATCAATTTCTTTGAATATAATCTTTAACAACTTTATTTGGTAGTTTTGTACTATTTCCTCTGTTGTCATCCCTCCACCACTTTCACTAAATCAACTCCGAGGGCTTTGCCTGCGAGGTATAAAGCAATGATATTTTTATTTTTGTAGTAGTAATTTTCGAAAGCTCTCGAACCATAAGGGCTAGTTTGATCTAGCACATAACCAATATCTGTTGCATCAATGTCAGAAAAATCACTATCCAACTCATCCGCAATGCTTTTAGGAATCGTGAGAATTTTCATCATATCACGATATCTGTTTACATCTTGCTTTATCATTTCTTCTTCAACGATTTCAGAAATTCTTTTATTGTCCATCATCCCCTCCAATCGCTGAGAGTGCTTTTTCTAAATCAGGCAAAATCCAGTCTGTTTGAATAGTTCCTAAATGCCCATCATGTTTAATCGTTCCAATAACATGCTCGATATACTTTTTCGCAGTGTTAAGCTGTTCTTGGAGTTTGTCGTTTTCCCTAATAGCAGTTAAAGATTCTTTGTGAAGTTTTAAGAATTCATCTGCAGTCACTAACTGCATTTTTTCATCTATGATTTTTTGAACCATTTCTTTTTTATAAGGCAACAAGTGTTCTTGGAGTTTTTCAACCGTAAGTTCGTCAGTGTTGGAAGGTAGATTTTCAAAGTAGCTATCTACAATTTTCAGAACTTCATTCATCGTTTGAGTTCCATAAACATTTAGTGCTTTGTCATGATTAGTTTTAACTTCATTAAGCTTGCTATATAAGTGCTCTTTTGCTGTTTCTTGTGTCATAAAAATGCCTCATTAATCTTTGCAATCTCATCTTTATCAAAATAGAAATGCTCACCGTCATATCCATTCATATCAACATTTTCAAATTTATCAGTAATTAGTTCATGAGCAGCCATGATTTTATCCCACTGGTCAACAGGCATAGTTACTGTAATGTTTTTAGGTTCAGGAATATTTTTTAAAGTAAAAGTTTCTTCTGTCATTCTCCGTCCTCCACAGGCACAAGCTCATAGCTCCCAGTTTCCATGCTGCCGATTTCTTGCTGGGTGAAGGATGATTTATACCGACCTGTCGCTTCGGTACTACCCCAGTGTTCAAAATATCCAGTGCTTGTGTCTAATATCAAGTAACTTGTTGTCAGTTTATTCTTCAAATAGAACAGCTGCGGTTTTTCGACTGTGTAACCGATATTTCGAGCAATGATATATTTTTCTGGATTATTTTTAATCCACAATCCGGCTTCTTTTAAATATTTATCACTAGCAGTGAATATATCCTTCAAAGTTTTTGCTATGCTGTTATCCATTTGTTCATCCCATGCAATTGCTCCTGCCACACACTTAGGCACGACTGGCAGGGCTTGCTGTTGGAGTTTCAGCTTATCTTCAAGAAGGAATGCATATTCTTTCCATTCTTTTAATGTTTGAGCGCCTTCTGTAAATTTTTTAGCTACTCCGGTGAAATCTACATCTCTTTTAGAAAATGGGTCAATATATGCTTTTTTTGGTCTTTTTACTTTTTCTTCAAACTTAGTCATTTTTCGTGTCCTCCAAGATGGCAATTAGTTCGCTACCATTTTTTATTTTGATAATTTTTATTTTTCTGTAAAGGAAACCGCAACTGAAAGCTTCAATATCATTACCACATTCAAATTGGACTATGATTCGATTTTTTTCAGTTTTTAAAATAACTGTCATTCCTTCTTCAATCACTTTTAGTAAACTTTCAACTGTCATCATCACACCTCCCCTGTACTTCCAAATCCGCCTGTGCGGTGTCCTAACGCATTATCATCATCAACCAAGCCATACTTTACAAACACTGCTTGCATAATTCGCTGACCTGCTTCAATGGTTACTGGTTTATCTGTGATATTCGTAAACATTCCCATGAACTCACTTGGGAAGTAATCATGATCAATTACACCTACCGAGTTAGAAAGAACTAAGCCACGCTTTCTTGGATTTGAGCTACGGTCTATAAGTAACATCACATCATCTTGTTCCATTTGGACTGCTAGTCCTGTTGATACAAGCTTAATCTCTCCTGGTTGGATAGTTACAGTCTCACTTGCTGCAATATCATAACCAGCAGAACCTTTTGTAGCTCGTTCCGGCATAGTTGCATTATCATTCAATTTTTTAAAATATCGTTTCATTGTTCCCATTAGCTCTTATAAAACCTTTCTCTCGCCATATCTCTAAGAACTTTTCATCTTAATCGTCGTTCTTCTTTTGTTTCCTCTGGATTGAAGCGATCTGAACCCATTAAATCTGTAGCTCCGTGTGTAAAATGAGTTACAGTTTTTTCTTCTCCGACTTTTATTGCATACATTGTTTGCGGACGAGGTGTAGAACCCTTTTGCACTGCTTTTCCCATTGCAGTAAGTCGTGCAAACTGCTTGCTACTAAAATCGAAATGCTCTTTTACTTCTTGGCTGTTTCCTTTGAAAATAACTTCTCCGTACTGCCAAATTTCAACGACTATTAAATTCATTGTCCTCTCAGCCATTGAAATACTCCTCTCTTTTTTCGCTTATATTTTGCTTTTTAAGCATGTTTATCTTTAATTAGATAAATTGTTCATTGGACTACCTAAACGCTCAATGTAACCGTAATTTTCACAAATTAGAGCTATTCCAGAACGATAACTACCTCTTTCAAGTTTCTATCCAGAAAATCATAAAGTTGAAGCCAAGTCATTTGCTGCCCCTTATTGAAAACCGTCCGAATATCTTTGTAATATTGGACTAGCTCTTGCTTATACTTCTTACGAGCATCAATATAGACAATCTTATGGCCGTATCCGTCATACTTTGCTTTCTTGGCCATATTGTAGAGCTTCATTAATGGTATAGGGTTAAAAGCCGTCATAGTTTGCCTCCTCTATTTCTATATCTATCTGGTTTTTGTCCAGGTAGTATTTTTTTGCAATGAGTACTACTATCTGGCTATCATCAGAGTAATAACCTAACTTGGTCATGTAGTCTTGTAAATTCTTCATGAGATTATCCAAGTCTGGTCTTGTGGTCTTGAATTGCCACCACTTTTTCTTTTGCTTAATTGCATTCCAGAATGTCACAGTGAGCTGCAAAGGTATCTCTTTATCGTAAGGCTTACTTGGTGCGTTTCGCTTTAGTGCATTGACAAGTTCCTTATTTTCAGTACCTTTTCGGTTATAAAAAGATATTTTCCCATTCCTATAGCCAATACCTTTTTGTTGTTGCGTAACTGGCATTTTTTCTAAGTTGAAAGAAAACTTCATTTTCCAAGTCTCGCAATCTGTTTACGGAATTCTTTATGAAAATACTTAGTTTCTTTGTTGTTTTCTCTTGCTTTCGCCATCTGCCTAGATTCTTCTCGAGTGACAATTTGTTGAACTATTTTTTCTTCCTTACTTACTCTTGACATTTTTCACCTCTTCAAGTGTTATTTCTCCTCTGTGATAAGCAACAGCCTTTTCTAAAGGACAGCCAATAATTACCGCTAGAAAGTGCATTGGGTTATTCGGATTATTTTCTTTATCACACCAATCTAGGAAGCGATAATATTGCTTATCCGTCACTACAAGTGGTTTCACGTAATCAATATGACTCTGCGCCATTGCTGCTGTATAAGCTGACTTAGGTATTGCCATTCTCTAAATCCTCCCAGAACTTCTTGCGATCTTCATCTGTCATATACTCTGCTTTTTGATCACCTTGAGACCATTCAGGGATACTCTTTTTACTTTTAACTACAGGTATTTGATTCAAATAACTATCGAACTTATTTGAAAATAAAGTTTTAGGTTGAAGATAATTTTCTGCAGGCACATCATTGAATACCTTTCCACTCCAGTTGGTGACCATGTTGTCAATCACTGTTTTAAAGTCATCAACTTTAAAGCCTTCATTCCATCTGGCTTTGATAAGTTTTTTATTTGCATCAACATTTCTAAAACTTCTTCCAGTTTTTTCATTCAAGTAAGAGATTATTTCTGAATAAGGAATAACATCGTCAGATTTATCTGACATATTATTATCTTTACCTATCCTATCCTTACCTAACCTAACCTTACCTGTGGATACCGTTGGTATGTCATCTGGTATACCAACTTTTGAATAAGTTCCATTTTCTATAATGACAAGCTGTTTCTTTTCCTCTAAATACTGCGTTTCATTATATCTATCATTTCTGATGTAATTATGGATTTTCCAATCTTTTATAACAATTACTCCACTATCAAATGGAATAATAAATTGTTTAGCTATAAGGATCTTCAAATCATCATCTGTTGCCCCACTAATTAACTTTATTGTTTTAGGATTTCCAACAAAACCATCATCATCTGCGCTCATATTCAAATAAAAATATAATAATTTTGCGGTTGGTGACATTTCCATAAAGAAGTCCGTTTCAACAATCTTCTTACTAAACATCCTTCTTTGTGCCATTATTCAGCCTCTGTTTCTAGTGAATAGCGCTTATAAGTGGTAGAATCGCCATATCTATTTTTCTTCGTGATAGGTTCTTTTTTGAAAATATAACCTTCATCTTGCAACAAACAAATTTTCTTTGGCAAATCAATAATTCCAAGCTCTGTAAAACATTCTGCACTTGTAATTGATCCAAATTCCTTTATATAATTTAATACTCTGTCTTGGTGTCTTAATTTTTTATTCATATTAATTCTCCATAAACAATAGGTTAGCGCTGGGTCTCCCTGAGTACATAGCGCCCGACTTACATGTCCTTCCTGCACAAAGCCTATTGTGTGATGCTGATCCATTTAATATTCAGATAAAACTATGACTTTCTAACGTGTTTCAATGACAAAATACGATTTTCTGTTATTACCGTCTTATTGCTGAACAAATGAATCCACGCTGCTTTTAACGTGATTCCGAGCACGTCCTATTTTTAATATATTTCGATCCGCTTGCTTAATTTATGAGATTTACAAAAATCACAATGACCACAAGACTCAGGTTTCAATGATCCTCTTTTCACCTCGTCAAACTGTTTAATATAAAGGTTCAATTCTCCCAACTCAAAATTTAGTTTTTCTTTACTTTTAAAGGCAATTGCTCTAGTATCTGGAATATCTTCTTTAGACACTGCATAGATAATCGGTAAGAAAGTTTTATTGTATGTTTGACGCAGTAATTCTTGATAAACTGCCATTTGTAATACGTATCCGTATTCTTCAAACCAGCGTAATCTTGCACCATATTCAGTACTCCAGACGGTTTCGTCAATCGGTAAACGTGTGGTCTTAATATCCACAAAATAGCCCTTTTCGATGTTCAAACAGTCAATTTTTCCCTTGAATTCCACACCAGCGATAAAGCCAGTAACTGCAACCTCTTTTTTTCCGACATAGTAATTCATAAACTGCTCATCATTTTCAAGTGCAATAATCATGGTATCTGCTACTTTATAAGGGACTTTCAATTCTCCTTTTGTTTTCCCTGATTTACTAATCATTTTGTCTTGATATGCTTCAATATGTGCCTTATGAGCTTCTATTGATTCAAAGTAACTGTGAACATAGTTACCTACAATTAAAGCAGTCTCATCTCGATTTTCTCGCCATTCTCCAGATAACTTTGCCATTGCTGCTGCTTGACATTTTTTAAAGTCCTTAAATTGAGAAACAGACCAATATCTGAGTGAAGATTCTAAGCTGTAATAATCATCTCCCAGCAAGTCTAATGGCTTATTTTGTGTTTGGGTCTTCATAACTTACTCCTAAATCAAGCTGCTCTGGATTCTCAATAATTTCCCCTGTTTCGGGATCGGCATTAATCAAATCTTCAAGTGTCTCAGGCTCTTCAGTAACATCAATTGGATCTTCTTTTGAGTATTCGCCTTCATTATCAAACTTAACTGCATCCTGCATTTCTTGGCTAAGTGGTGCATATTTACTGATAAGCTCTTTAAGTAACGTTTTTTGAGCCATTGCATCAAAGTCTGTTTTCCACGGTCCTTTGCTAAAGGATTTACTAAACCGTTTACCATGAGCATACACTTTGGCATAATCCCAATAAATTAGTTTTTTAAACCCATTTACAAGCTCTATTGTTGCGAAATACCCGGCAATTTCATCTCCTGCTGGTTTTGAAAAATCAACATCTAATTTTTCGAACAATGGATCATAACCATTAAATTGCGAAGTATAGATCACTCCAGAATTGATATTTTTAATTTGTCCACTTCGAATAGCAAGTTGAATCAAACCTTTATATCCAAGCTGAAACTGTGCTTCTCTTCCATAAGGAACGACATAGGCAAAGCCTAAGCTTGGTTCAATTGCTAAATTAAGTGTTGCAGCTTTCATTGCAGCTTTCATAATTGATTGTGGATCAGCATTCATCAAAAGCTTGTTATCACTTGTAATTGAGATGATGCTATTAACAAACGCCTTTGAATTTTTCCCTAATACATCTTGGAATTTCTTTTCTACAGCTGGACTATTGAAAAAGTCCTTTGTTGAAATTTGGTTTGTCATAACTTGGTATTCTCCTCTTTTCTAAATTTTTCAGCATTATATTTAATGCGTTCTAATATCTCATCCGCAGCCCATTGCTGGTGCTGAATTTGACTTTTTAACATTCCTTCTTCGTTTTCATCTAGTTCTAAAGTTGCTAAATCATATTTAGAAGCTGTCACTTTCAATATCATTTTTTCATGCTCTCTGCGAAGGCAGGACATTTTATTATGGATTTGAATTTTGTTCATATTTTTATCCCTCCAAAACTTCATCTATATATTCTTTGAGGTGCTTTAATACCCATTGTTCATCCATGTACGTTTTACTACTGGAATGTAATGTATCAAAACCAAACAAGTAACCGTCTGCGAAAGTCCAACCTCCATGGATATTGCCTGTTGGAATTTCTTCATAAAACTTACCGTCCCACTCAGGGATTTCTATATATCCGTTTGCTGTTCCATAGTTAAAGGAAGTGTCTCCCAGTACTTCTCGGTAGTAATTAGGTATAAACTCCTTTGCATGTGGCAAGGCACAAATTTTATAACCTTTGTACTCTTCTATGATTGGATCTCCACCATTACGTAAATGCTCTTGAATATTATCTATTTTCATGTTTCCTCCAATTTTGTTATAATCAGAGTAGAATCTCGCAAAGTTTCTACTCAGCTCACTCTGCAAAGTGAGCTTTTTTATTTTTCTCTGAACTCGTTGATATCAACTTCTAGAGCATCTGCTATTTTGCATACCGTTTCAAATGAAGGATTATCAGTCTGTTTTAATTTCATTTGTGAAAAATACTGTTTTGATATTCCTGTCATTTTTGATAAACGATAAGTAGAGATATTTTTCTCTTGCATTATTTTTTCTATTTTATTCCACATACTATATATTGTGTCCTTTCGTTTGTTTTTACAAAAAATAATACTACATATAGTCGAGAGCACTAACCTATTTTGGTACAATAATATATGAACGAAACACGCCTCCGGTGGTTTATTCAAAATATTTTAGAAAAGAGTAATTATATGCTAGATTATTTTAAACTTTACGAGACTTGTCTCAGCGTTATACAAAAAGACGCTCCTGGACAAACTGCTGATTTCATTAATTCAATGAATAAACAAGATTTCGTATTATCTGAATTAAAGAACGGAACTTCTTCTGAACTTCTTATACAAGCAACTTTTGAAACTTTAGATAACTTGATAGAAGATGGATTAATAAAAGCAAATAAGACTTCCACAAAAGATGGTCCAATTTATATATTCAGTGGTTTAACTACAATAGGTCATCAGTATCTTTTGTCATTAAAAAATGATACATTTTTAAACAAACTTAAAAATGAGTTAAAAGATCAAGGTGTACCTACTACTCCTTCAAACATCACTAAATTTATAGCTCGTCTGTTTCTTTAAATTCATGAGATTGAGCGTAAAATGTAACAGAAACCTCGATAAGATTCTTTGATAAATATCTGAGATTTACGCCATCTTCTGCAACGAATTCTAAACTGAAATCATCAATTAATAATTTGTCTTTAGTTTCTACTACTTTTTGTATTGGAACTTTGATTTCTAGTTTTTCTGACATAGGTATTGCCCTCCTCTCCTCCTAGTTGCTGCTAGGGGCTTTTTATTTTGTCATGTAGCGAAGATAATCGCTTAATTTATAAAATGTCTTAGGAAACGTAAATTCTGGACGATATACTGTCCAAGTTTTATTTACATTGTTTATACATACTTCTTTCCCATCAGTTGTATAAAAAGTGTCATATTCTGGCATTTTTATTCCCCTTTTCTTAAGCTGGTTCAAATTCAAAACTTGTCTGTGAGTTTAACGAACGAATTTCCAATGTTGTGTTGAATGCTGGTTGCCACATTTCAAGATACTCTAATGCTTCATCATAGCGACTAAGTGGAATATCACTATATTTCACAACATCAAATCGATTATTCAAATCTTTGTAGAACTCACGGAAAACTTTACTACCGATTTTCTTATGTGCATTTGAAGCTTTACCACCAGTAAACATATAAACTTTAGTTGCTACTTTCTTCTGCAAAACTTTAGCTTTATTTGAAGGAAGTCCGAAACGATTAGTTAAATCAGCAACTTGATCTTTAACTTCTACTAGTTCTTCTTTCACACTTCCATAACCAGTTGCGATAGCTGCAATTTGTTGGTCCAATGTGAGTGGAGCTTGTTGTCGCTGCTTGTACTCTTTTTCAACTTGGATAAAGTACTGACGAGCTTCTTTGCCTTTTGCTGTACGCTGGATCATAGAAATTTCTTTGGCCATTTCCAGTTTTAGAGCATGATCTTGACTTGGACGACCCCCTAGTTTTGAACTTTTTTGTTCAAAACCTATAAAATCAACGTTTTCAGTAAATCCATATTCAGTCATTCGTTCAAACCAAATATGATATGGTGTTTTTACTTCTAAAAAGTCATGTAACTCACGACCACTTACTACTGAGTCGTTGTTTTCGTTTTGTGTGATGTTAATTAATTGATTCATGTTTTATTCTCCTCCTGCATACTTGTTGTAAAACTCCTTGTTTATAAACTCCATCATTTCCTTATAATGGAATGACCAGTGACTCCCATCTTTGGGATAGTAGACCCACCCACCATTTTCAACTGATAAAGTTTTTATTAACTCAGGTCGCTTCAAAAGCTTTGAAATCGTAGGTGCTGATCGATTAGATTTAGCAACAAATTCTTTCATTCCTACCCAACCATCAAAGTCTTTTTCTTTAAGTTCTTGGTATTCAACTTTATCTACAAGAATCTTATCTTCTGGAATTAAAACTGAAATAGTCGCTTGTACTTCAAGTGTTTGTTCCATGTGTTTTCCTTTCTAAGCTTCAAAATCAAAACTCATTTGTCGAAGTTGCATTTTTGTAGCCGTAGAAGGCTCCCAGTTATTAGTGAAATCAACTACTGTATCAAAATGCTTTGCTCTTAATTGTGTTCGTGTAGATACTCCAGTAACTACTTTGACGACTTGATTGATGTCTTTGAACAACTTGCCGCGTTGTTCTCGAGTAATTTTTCCATAACCTCTAGCTACTTCCGCAACACGTTGGTTGATTCGACTTCCGATGTAGTTATATTCACCAGCACTAAGCGGAGCATTTTCTTCAAGGTCTGACACTCTGTCTTTGACTTCTACAAGCTCTTCTTTCACACTTCCGTAACCTGTTGCGATAGCTGCGATTTGCTGGTCCAATGTTAGTGGGGCTTGTTACTCTTGAACTTTGAAATAAGTATCAACTAAAATATCGTACATATCCCAAGCTTCATCAGTTCCTAAAGATTTCGCGTGAAGCAATGCTCCTTTTTCCGTCCAGAGGTAGAGTTGATTTGCGAATTTACCAACAGCATCCAAATTTTGGATGTTGCTTTTAAAATCTTTTAAATCCTCACCTTTTAATAAAAAGAAATGTTTTCCTTCTTTAAATCAGGATTTGTTATTATTAAAGTTTTTCGTGATTGATGAAGAGTCAGTTCCATAACCATCAGCAATTTGTTGTGTAGTCAAAACTCGTTGACCGTTTAATTCTGTAATTTGTAATTCTTTCATTTTTGAATCCTTTCTTTTGTTGTGTCTTTTAAGACACTAATTCTTCAAAAAAAATATCGAGCATTTCATCATTTGTAAAATTCATTACTTTGCTGATAACTTTTATTTGTTGAGCTGTAAACTCAGACTCTCCACGAAGCTTTTTATAAATCGCGGAACGAGAAACTTGTTCTCCGTTCTTAGTCATTTGGTTTTCTAGCCAATCAACATTTTTACCCATTGATTTTAAACGTCCAAGAAATTGATTTGATTTCATTGTTCACCGCCTTTCTTTTCTTTGTGTCCCTTAAGACACTTTCAGTATATCATTATAAAAATATCATGTCAAGTATTTTGTGTCCTAAAATACACTTTTTTATTAAAATAAATATTTTTATGTTTTGCTTACTTCTTTTGTGTACTTTACGACACTTTAGTGTTATAATGTAAAAAAGGAGATTTTTAAACAATGGAAAACATATTAAAAGAAAAACGGCTAGAAAAGAAATTAACTCTTGAACAAGTTGGTGAAATTGTAGGCGTTGGTAAATCAACCGTTAGAAAATGGGAAAACGGTATGATTGAAAATATGGGTAGAGATAAGATTGTTTCTCTTTCTAAAGCTCTTGGAATTTCCCCGCTTGATATTTTAGGGATAGGAGATTCAGAAAACGAAACACATCCTATGAAAAAAGAATTAAATGATATTTTTGATTTACTTAATTCAAAGCGTCAAGTAAAAGTTTTAAATTTCGCAAGTAATCAACTTGACGAACAAAAGAACAATCTATTAGATATTAACAAAACAAAGGAAAAAGATAGACTTATTCCTATTGAGACTGTAGAAAAAGTTTCAGCTGGTTTTGGATTTCATTATGGAGAAAACGAAAAGACTACTTACTATACTTCAAGAAATGATTTACCTCGTTTTGACTTTGCTACAGTTGTTGACGGAGATTCAATGGAACCTACTTTACACGACGGCGATGTCATTCTAATTAGACAAAACTATGATACTCCTCAAGGTGGAATATATGTAGTAGATTATGATGGGACATCTTGGGTTAAAGAAGTTAGCATTGATGAAAACGAACTTGTTCTTCATTCTATTAACGAAAAGTATCCTGATCGTTTTTTGCCAGTTCCTCCTGAAGATGGGGAATACTGGAACATCGTCGGGAAAGTAGTTGATTGGTTTACGCCAGAGAACATTTAAACAAGAAAAAAACTACGAGCAATGTCCAGAAACTCAACAAAACTAGATAAATAATGTGCGCCATCACTAAACTGGTAAGGAGAAATTATGGGATTATTTAATAACTCAAAAAAAGAATGTGCTTCATGCGGAAATAAGTTAAGTTTTACTAACCGTTTTATATTAAAGGATGGTTCATACATTTGTGCTAGCTGTATTAATAAAGCTGGTGTAAGTATGGGAGGGTATGATGTTGAATATTTCAAAAATAATGTGACTCTTGACACATTATTTGATGACCACTCAACACAAAAATATAAACCTACAACTCATGGAAACAATGTTAATATATCCAAACCTAATACTAACAGTATTAAATGTCCAAAATGCAATAGTACCAATGTACAGTTTATGCAACAAGACAAAAAAGCCTTCTCGGTTGGTAAAGCTGTAGGTGGTACAGTATTAATTGGTGGAGTTGGGGCTTTTGCAGGGTTTGCTGGTAAAAAAGGTAAAAAGCAATGGTTCTGCCAAAATTGCAATAGTATTTTTGAAACAAAATAAACAAAAAATCCACCCTATCTTTGGTCGGACGAGGGCGGATTTAAATTATAAAGTAGTATAAAGGCTTTTAATAAGCTTTTTACTATACCATTTTATCAGAAATGAGGTATAAAAAGCAACAATGGCAAGATATATAAAACGAGGTAAAGTCTGGCAATACGAAATATCTTATAAGGATACTGATGGTAAATATAAAAAACTAAGAAAGAGTGGTTTTCCAAAAAAAGCCGATGCGATTTCTGAAGCTGGTGAAATTGAATCTAAACTTGCAAAAGGATTCAATGCTGCTTCGAAAGACTATTTATTGAGTGAACATTTTGAAAAATGGATAGAAGTTTTTAAAAAAGGAAAAGTATCAGATGGAACTTATAAAAAATATTTATACACGTTATCTGTTATAAGGTCATATTTCGCTGATATGACGATTAAAACACTTAATCGAACAAAATACCAGCAAGCATTAAATAGTTACGCAGAAAGCAAATCTGACGAATCTACACGACAAATAAATACACACATTCGATCTAGCATTTCGAATTTAGTAGATGAAGGTATCATAAATTATGATTTTACTAAAGGAGCAATTGTAAAAGGTGGGAAATCAGCAAAAGATGAGTATGATAAATACCTGGACTTTGACGATTTTGAAAAACTAATAAAAGAAGTCAAAATAAAATTAAATCCAATTTATTCTTCTCCTTTTATGATTTTTGTCGGAGCGATGACAGGGATGCGTTTTAGTGAATTATCTGGATTGACTTGGGATCATATTAATTTCGAAGAAAAATATATTGAGGTAATAAGGACATGGGATCATTCAAAACAAGATTTTGGACCTACCAAAAATCCTCAATCAAAAAGAAAAATATCCATAGACTCTAAAACAATGGATACCATAAAAGACTTTAAAAAGAGACAACGAGTACTATTTGATAAATTAGATATTCATCCCACACATGATTTTGTATTCTATAATGCCCAGAACGGGGTAATCAATAATAAATCTATAAACAAACAACTTAATGCCTTATGTAAAAAGCTTAATCTCAGTACGACGATTACTTCACATGGTTTACGTCACTCACACGCTTCAATGCTGATATATAAAGACATAAATATTCTTTATATATCAAAAAGGCTCGGACATAGAAGTTTGAACGTTACAATGTCCACTTATTCTCATGCTATTAAAGAGTTGCAAGACAAAGAAGATAATTCTGTACGAAATATTTTAGAAGGGTTAATTGAATAAATAGGGCGATATGGATTTGGCACAAATTTGGCACAAAACATAAAAGGAGTATAAAAAATGCCCCGCCACGAAGGCGGAGCGAGGTTTGGCACCATGATCCGAGGGGGATTCGAACCCTCGACCGTTCGCTTAGAAGGCGAATGCTCTATCCAGCTGAGCTATCGGACCAAAATAGACAAGTAG